ACTCCTGTGTCAGGATGCTGTAGATACCACCAAGACTGTTCTCTAATTCATTAGCCATCATGGTAACTTCTGCTGCTGTTACTCTTTCTGCATCCCTCTGAACAGAACGTGCCATGAGAAAAGCATATTCAAGTCTTGATTCAATCCTTTGTATGGCAGAGAAAGATACATTAAAGTCTGCTCCCTTCCCTACTTGCATGACAGAAATATCTGCTGCACTACCTTCTCGTATTGCACCATTGGGTGCTTTGGCTAGTGTTGCTGCTCTGGTAACACCATTAGGATTGACAAGGAATATAGTTTTAGCTGAAGCTGCTGCACCTTCTATTATTGCCTGCATCAAAGCTTCTAAACTAATCAGATCTCCTCTATATTCTTCTACATATCCTCTACCGTAGTCTT